CCGGCCAGCAGTCAATCGCCAGGTCAAGCGCCTGATGGATCTAGGCTATCTGGTTTATGCTCGCAAGCAGTATAAAGACCAGAAGACCAACACCGTTAAAGTCATCTATGATGAGGAGGTCAAGGACGATTCAGAGGCTCGATCTAACCTGACAGCAAAACAACAAATGGAGCTGGCAGAGCGAGAAGCAGGGCTATCAGGTGTAACACCAGATGTTACAGGTCCACGTGTAACACCAGAGGTTACACCAGAGACACCAGGTGTAACATCTGAGGTTACAGGGTGTGTAACATCTAAGGTTACACTAAACGAGACATATAACGATAATAAATATATATTAGGGGAAAGTAGAAAGTATTGTGTTTTGTTTTTGCGTAAATGTGAAGAAGTCGGAGCAATGCGGAATTATTCAGAACGTGACGAACAGGTCATGGCTGGATGGATCAGGGATGGCCTGACTCTCGATGCTTGGTCTGCGATCCTGGATAATCACATCAGCTTTTGCAAAACGACAGTTCGGGATGTAGCTCGGGGAATAGGATACTTCAGGAAGCCCGTAGCTGACGCCACAGCAGCAAGTATGCACCCGAAGGCATCAACCCTGCTGAAGAAAGCAGTTGCTTCTGTACGGGCAGTATAGGACGTTCTAGCACTATGCGACATTCCACCACACCATGGATACAATCCCGCCACAATCGCACCAGGTCAACAAAGGTCTGCGGGTCTGGATTTGCCGAGATGGACCCCTTGCCCCTCCCCCCCTCGCCTGATTGTGTTGTCCCCCCCACAAAAATGTTTTCCCATTTTTCATAAAATAGGTTACGATATCGCAAACAAAGGAAGGAACGAACATGGCAAAACCAAAATATAACGTAGTACAAGGCAAGGATATTCCTGGTCGAGATAAGCCTTACTGGTTTAAGGTAGGTGCTGGTTTTGAGAAGGATGGTAAGATCAGTATTAAGCTCGATGCCTTGCCTTTACCTAACAAAGAAGGTGATATCTGGCTTAAATTGTTTGAGTATGACGACAAGAGATCTGATGAGGGTTTTAAACCGAGTGGTTATGACGAAGCTCCCTGGAATGGTTGATGTCTGACAAGCGCCCACCTATTGGTAGATTTGGTGGTGTCCGTATGGTTCAGCGCCGTATTGGTCGATCTGAGACGCTGTATCAGCATAAAGAAGCTGTTGCAGCAGAGCTGATATCGCTTGGAACGGCTAATATTACGGATGTTGTAAATCTGGATGGGACGGTAAAACCGATTGACGACATTCCCGAACACGCTTTGAAGGCAATCAAAAAGATATCTGTGCGTGGTGATGATATTACTATTGAGATGCACGATAAGGTATCGGTGTTGCGGGTGCTGGCGAAGGCAGCGGGGATGCTTGATGCTGAACAGAACGAAGATAAACCCAGTATTGTGGGAATAAATATTAAAGGGCCAGATGAACCAATTACGACAACTTATCAACAGAAACATGACGAACCACTTGCAGAAGAACGTAAGGAAGAAATGGAAGATGGAACAGCCGGATTGTCCTAGTTGTGGGGAAGGGGCTCGAGCCTGGAGTTCAAGCATAGATGATGAAGGCAAAAGAGTCCTCGATGTTGCTTGGTGCCATAATAGAAAATGCCCGACATGGGGCCGACAAGCCACCAGAATAGAAGAAAAAAATGTCGAATGACGTTCCGTCATTAAACCTCGATTTCAGCAATAGCCCGACTGTATATCGGTTTCTGAACGATAATTCTTTTGTTAGGGGATTGATGGGTCCGGTTGGCAGCGGCAAGAGTTATGGCTGTGCTGCTGAGATTATGCTGAGAGCGGTAAAGCAAAAGCCCTCGCCGCGAGATGGTATCCGCTATAGTAGATTTGTGGTGGTGCGGAATACCTATCCCGAGCTGAGAACAACAACCATCAAGACTTGGCAAGAGCTTTTTCCCGAATCTACTTGGGGCGGGATGAGATGGCAGCCACCTATATCACACCATCTACGCTTGCCAAGCAGAGGAGAAGCAGCCGGAATTGACTGCGAAGTAATCTTTATGGCGCTGGCCAGCCCTCAAGATGTTAGGAAATTGCTCTCCCTCGAGCTAACAGGAGCCTGGGTAAACGAGGCTAGGGAGCTTCCTAAGGCTGTTATTGATGGATTAACCCATCGTGTAGGTCGATATCCGACAAAAGCAGATGGCGGTCCGACCTGGTATGGTATCTGGATGGACACAAACCCACCCGATAACGACCACTGGTGGCATGATTTGTCAGAAAAAAACCCCATCGGTGGCCCATATCCCTGGACATTCTTCCGACAACCTGGTGGTGTTTTGCTTGTAGGACCGGATGAAGTTCCCGAAAATCATCCAGAAAGCCAGGGATTTACCCATAGCGGCGGTAAATGGTGGCAGATTAATCCTGATGCAGAGAACAGAAATAATCTCCCACCTGGATATTACCAACAGCTATTAGGCGGCAAAAACGCTGATTGGATACGATGCTATGCTGAAGGCAAATATACTTTCGTGCAGGAAGGTCGTCCAGTCTGGCCAGAGTATGATGACGAGCTGATGAGTGGAGACATTGAAGTAGATCCTTATTATCCCGTACAAATTGGCGTGGACTTTGGTTTAACGCCTGCCGCAATCTTTGGACAACGTAGTGCTGGAGGTGCATGGCGCATCATCGATGAGCTTGTAACCTTTGATATGGGGCTTGAAAGATTTGGCCAAGAGCTGCTTTCTCGTATCTCTGAAAGATACAACAAGCAAGAAATTATTATCTGGGGTGATCCAGCGGGTAATAAACGGGATGAGATCTATGAGGTTACGGCCTTCGATCATCTTCGAAGTCTTGGATTTAAGGCGCAGCCGACAGATAGTAACGCTTTCCAGGTCAGGCGCGAGGCTGGTGCATCACCTATGACTAGGCTAATTAGCGGGAAACCTGGGCTTATGGTTGATAAAAGATGTCTAAGATTACGCAAAAGCCTGTCTGGTGGATACTTTTTTAAACGGCAAAGTATGGGATCGGGTCAAGAACGATTTAAAGATACGCCAGTAAAGAACGAACATTCGCATTGCGGTGATGCTTTTGGATACTTAATGCTTGGCGGTGGTGAGCAACGCAGATTGCGGCGCGGATCATATGCGTCCACTGGTGGTACTTACATGGCTCAAACAGATTTTCAAGTTGTGTAATGCTTGAGTTAGCTACTTGCCGCATGGCTCCACACCATCAGATTGTACCTTTTCAACCGAGGCATTTAGATGCGATAGAGATTAAAGGATTTGAATTAGATTATGTTGAAGCCATACCTAATTATCGAGAGTATGTAATCTTTAACGCACAGCTTGATAATTCATTTACAGGAATTGTAAGAGGTAAAGTTATCCTAATCTTTGGTGTTCGTAGTATTTGGCCAGGAGTTGCAGAACTTTGGATGTTGCCAGGGGCAGGAATAGAAAAGCATACGATAGCGGTTGTGCGTGGAGCTAGGGCTGTTTTAGACAATGTTATAGAACATTTAGACATTATGCGCCTGCAATTAACCGTTCATTGCCAAAACGATACGGCTTACAAGTTTGCAAAAGCTCTTTATTTTGAGGAAGAAGCTCTTTTAAAACATTATGGGCCAGAGCAAGCGGATTATTATTTAATGGCGAGGTTTTCTAATGTCAGGACTGTTCGGTAGTACAAGCGCCCCAGCGGAAAGTGCGGAATCTAAAAAGGCTCGAGAACGTGCGGAACAACGTGCAGAAGCCTCTGAGCAGAGAGAAGCTAGAGCTGCATCAGCTCGAACAAGAGTAAGGCGAACTGGTGGTCTGCGTTTATTAATGTCTCCAGAACGTCAGGAAGGGCCACAAGCTCAAACTAAACTTGGCGGTAATTAATGACTAAAATTAAGGAAGATCCTCGAGTACATCAAAAAAATAAACCAGCTCCCGTCCGTGCGCGAAACGAAGATGGTACGTTAAAAGCTGATGATCCAAATACACCGGATGTAAACGAAGCCTGGAAAGGTGGTGTTGCTCCTAAAAAAGGAAAATCGAGTGCCAAAAAAGCTAGAAAAAAAACTGCTACTAAGAGCCGAAAAGCTAGGTCTTAAAGGCAAACGAAAGAGTGCGTTTGTTTTTGGGACGCTTCAGCGTATTGAAAAGGCACAAAAGAAATAATGGTTGCTAAGAGATTTCAAAATCCTAAAGGTGGATTAAACGAGGCTGGCCGTAAATTCTTTAAAAGAACGGAAGGTGCTAACCTTAAAGCTCCAGTAAAATCCGGCGACAACCCGCGCCGCGCCTCCTTCCTTGCGCGAATGGCGGGGAACCCTGGGCCGGAGCGTGACTCGAAGGGGCGGCCCACCCGTTTGTTGTTGTCGCTCCGTGCCTGGGGTGCTTCATCTAAAGCTGATGCAAGAAAGAAAGCGGCAGCAATCACAAAGAGAAATAAAGGTTAATCGCCATGCCGAGATTAGATGTTAAAAATATAATATCTCGCCAGCAAAAAGCACAGGCAAGAAAAGATGAGTGGCGATCAATTTATGAAGATTGTTATGAATTTGCTCTGCCTCAAAGGAATTTATACAACGGTTACTATGAGGGTAAAGTAGCTGGTCAAGCTAAAATGAATCGGGTTTTTGATTCTACAGCGAAAGATTCCACACAAAGATTTGCTAATCGATTGCAGGCTGGTTTGTTTCCTCCATATAAAATGTGGTGTCGATTAGAACCTGGTTCTACGATAGTAGGAGATCAAAGGTTAGAAGCTCAGAGAATACTGGATAGATATAATATTATTCTGTTTGAAGTAATTAGACAGACTAACTTCGATCTAGCAATGGGGGAGTTTTTGCTAGATTTAGCAGTCGGTACGGCTGTTATGATGATTACTCAGGGTGATGAGGTAACGCCAGTTAGGTTTACTGCAATACCGCAGTATCTCGTTGCTTTTGAAGAAGGTGCTTACGGAAAAGTAGAAAATGTTTATAGGAGATTACGGCTTAGAGCGGAAGCAATCCAGGTTGAGTTTCCTAATGCAACTATATCTGTTGAATTGGAATCAATTATTGATCGCAATCCAGAGAAAGAAATAGATCTGTTTGATGCGGTTATTTATGATTATGAACAGGGTATTTACCATTATCATGTAATTTGGCCAGAAAAACAGCAAGAAATTGTTTACAGGACATTACGTTCAAGCCCGTTTGTAATTTCAAGATACATGAAAACGGCAGGGGAAATTTATGGGCGAGGTCCGTTAGTTACGGCTATCGATGATATTAAAACATTGAACAAGGTCAAAGAAACTATCCTTAAAAATGCAAGTTTAGCGGTGGCTGGTGTCTATATGGCTGCTGATGATGGTGTCTTAAATCCACAAAATATTAAAATACAGCCAGGTGCAGTTATATCTGTTGCGAGAAATGGCGGTCCAAATGGTGCTAGTTTAGCACCGTTACCTAGAGCTGGAGATATTCAAACTGGTCAAATACAGATTGAAGATCTAAGAATTGGTATTAAAAAAATGTTAATGGATGATACGCTGCCGCCTGATAACATGAGTGCGCGATCTGCCACAGAAATAGCAGAAAGAACTCGAGAGTTGGCAACAAATCTAGGAAGTGCTTTCGGTAGATTGATTACAGAAACATTAGTGCCAATAGTATCGAGGACATTGTTTGTGTTAGATCAATCTGGATTTATTGAATTGCCATTAAAGATAAATGGCAGACAAATTAAAGTAACTCCTGTTTCGCCACTAGCACAAGCGCCAAAACTTCAAGAAGTAAATAATATTGTTCAGTATATGCAGATAGCTAACAGTATGGGGCCGCAAGGTCAGGCAACTATATCAGTGCCAAAAGTATTAGAATTTATTGCTGAACGTCTTGGTATCGATCAAAATGTTTTAAATACCGAAGAAGAACAGCAAATGATTATGGAACAAATGATGGCCGCTCAAATGGCTGAGACACAACCAGAGGCGGTCGATGATGCAGGGGCAGTAGCAGAGGCATTGCAGTGACAGATGTAGAGGGCTGGGAAGGTTTAGAGCCAAGTTTTCAAGAGCTTCCACAAGCATCTGATTTAGATATTTTGTTTGGAAGGGTTTTTAAATCCGAGGAAGGACAGAAAGTTCTACATCATTTGCGTGAAATTACTATAGAGAAACCAGTCTGGAATCCTGGGGAAGATTCTTCATATGGATATGTAAGAACAGGAATGGCTGAGATTGTTAGATTAATAGAAAGAAGGGTAGAAAGGAGCAATAATGGATAATCAAGAAGCAGCACAAACACAGGACCAGTCAGTAGAAAATACTGAAACATTGTTAAACCCGCAGCCTGAGAGCGACATTAATGCTCCTGTTGAAGAGGCTCCAATACCTTTGCACGATGATTCAGAGGCTCAAACACAAGAATTTACTACCGATGTAGATGACGAGCCGATTGAACGGCCTGATTACTATCCCGAAAAGTTTTGGGATGAGGATGGTCCAGATGTTGAAAAACTTGCAAAGTCATATATCGAGCTTGAAAAAAAGTTTAAGTCTGGCGATCACAAAGCACCAGAAGGTGATTACGATGTCTCAGATTTGGTTGATAAAGGTCTTGATAGTGATGATCCAGCGTTTCAAGCCTTCCATGATTGGTCGAGAGAATATGGGATTAGTCAAAGTGCTTTCAATGATTTGGCGGGACGTATTATGGAAATTTCTCAGTCCAATCAAGAAAGCATGGAATTGGATCGTGAATCCGAAATGAGTAGGCTTGGAGAAAGAGCCCAAGAAAAAATTGAAATGGCTAATAGATTATTGCAAAAAGCGCCGTTAAGTGAGACTGAAAGAAATGCAATGGCAGACAGTATAAACAGCGCGGATGCTATTAATGCTTTTCTTAAATATCACAGTGCCATTACTAATGAGGGGATACCCATAAATTCAGTTGTTGCTACCGCAGAAATGGATCGTAGTGACCTAGCTACTGCAATTCGAGATCCAAGATGGCAGAGCGATCCAACTTGGAGAAATAAGATCGAGCAGCAGTGGATGAAGGCAAATAACTAAATATTGTTGCTAATTCAAAAAAAACAGTATAAATGTAGTAGCGAAGGCTAACCGTGCGCGGCCCTTCTATACGGTGAACCCGTTGGTAGGCATGACCATATCATGCAAGCGCACCGCCCGTAACAGCGGCTAACGGTATGCGGCTAAGTTGAAACCTTTATAGGAGGATTCTGCTATGGCGCAGAATGTAACAACAGCCTTCGTTACTCTCTTTGAGGAAGAAGTAAAGCAGGCTTATCAAGCAGAAGCCCTGTTGCGAGGCACAATGCGTACCCGAACAGGTGTTCAAGGTAACACTGTTAAGTTTCCAAAAATTGGCAAAGGTGTTGCCACAGTTCGCGTTCCTCAAACGGATGTTACTCCGTTGAACGTGACCTATTCGCAAGTTACAGCTACAATGTCAGATTACATTGCGGCTGAATACAGCGATATTTTCCATCAATCTCACATCAACTTTGATGAGCGAAGTGAGCTTGTTCAAGTTGTATCAAAAGCAATTGCTCGCCGTATGGACCAGCTTTGCATCGATGCTCTTGATGCTGCTTCTTCTCCATCAACGGTTGCTACTTCAGTAGGTGGTGCTTCTTCAAATATGAACATTGAAAAGCTCCGTGCTGCTGCAAAAGCATTGAATGAGAATAATGTGCCTGCTGAAGGTCGTTATCTTTTGATGCACGCTTCGCAGCTCGATGCTTTGCTTGGCGAAACTGAAGTAACTAGCAGCGACTTTGCTACAGTTCGAGCATTGGTTCGCGGAGAAATCTCTTCGTTCATGGGCTTTGAGTTCTTAACGATGGGTGATCGTGACGAAGGTGGTGTTCCTAAACCATCGACTAGAACCTGTTTCGCTTGGCATCGTGATTCTATGGGATATGCGGAATCTATGGCGTTAAAGACTGAGGTAAATTATGTACCTGAAAAAACGTCTTTCCTTGTGTCTTCCATGTTCTCCGCTGGTTCTATAGCGATTGACGATGAAGGCATCGTTAAAATTAGCTGCACCGAATAAGGAGGATTAAATCATGGCTTTTGATGCTGCTGGACTTGGTGTTGTTTTCGCTTCTAAAAAAGGAAATGCACCAGCAATCTACACTTATCAAACCGCAGATACGATTGCGACTGTGAACACAGAAGGTTATTTCAATGACATTTCTGACACTCTCGCAGTTGGCGATTTGATTTATTGCGTAACTTCAACAGGAGGAACGCGAGTTAGTACGTTAGCTCAAGTTCTTTCTAACACTAGCGGTGTTGTTGACATTGCCGATGGCACGACACTCGCCGCAACTGACGGTGACTAAAAAGATGCGGGGTGGTTTCGCGCCACCCCGTCCTCTTTCTGTGGGGGTTTAAAATGGCGGCAGGCGATACAAGTTTATCGATTTGTTCTGACGCATTGATAATGCTAGGGGCTGCGCCCCTTTCTTCGTTTACAGAAGGCACTGACTCAGCCCAGGCTTGTGATCGTCTTTATCCAGATCTTAGAGATACAATTATATCTAAATATCCCTGGTCTTGGAGTTATCAAAAAATACAATTAGCCCGATTATCAACTGCTCCAGAAAATGAGTGGTTGTATGCTTATCAATTGCCTGGAGATATATTATCTGGCGTTAGAGCATTGTTTACCAGCTCGGGAACAAATGAGCGCCCAATTGCATATGGTTGGGAAATATACGGGGATCAGGTTTTTACTAATTACGAAACAGTTTATGTTGATTACCAGACAACAGTTACAGAAAGTAAAATGCCAAATTACTTCGTGCATTTACTTCGAACTGCTCTTGCAGCCGAACTAGGCATGGTAATTACTGACCAGATTTCAAAAGCAGACTACTTCCGTCAAATTGCTTTTGGTACTCCTGGTGAAAATGGAAGGGGTGGCTTGTTTAGAGAGGCGACAAATATTGATAGTCGCGGTAATCCACCGCAAATTATCGAGGATTACTCTCTTATCAATGTAAGGGGATAACATGGCCCGTATTATTCAGTTCCAAACAAACTTTAGTGTTGGAGAGCTGGACCCATTATTACGAGCCAGAACCGACCTTCAACAGTATAAAAACGGTTTAGAAACTGCTGAAAATGTAATTGTTCAGCCTCAAGGTGGAGTGCGTCGTAGACCAGGCACTAAGTTTATACATGATTTTGGTACGGGTTTTACGAACTTTAAGATAATACCTTTTGAGTACAGTGTTGATGATAGTTATACGTTAGTTTTTGTTAATCAGCGTATTTACGTTTTTAAGGCTGGTGTTTTGCAAACAAATATAAACGGCAGCGGAAACGATTACATTACAGCCACAGCAATTACAGCAGCGATGATTGACGATCTTACCTATACTCAGGCTGTAGATACGTTAATTCTTTGCCATGAAGATCTTGAAACGCAAAGGCTTGTTAGAAATAGTGACACAAGTTGGACGTTAGGCGCTTTGCCATTGTCTTTTATACCGCAATATGCGTATGCACTTGATACGCATGAACCCACATTTACGATTACGCCCAGTGCTGTAGACGGTAATATTACGATAACTGCTTCCGCTGTAACAAGTGATAACGGAACTGCACAAGCTGGATCTTCCAATACAATTACTTTGAAATCTGCGTCTAGCTTTACATCTGATGACGAACCGAATGGTATGTTTATTGAAATCACGGCTGGTACTGGATCTGGTCAAACTCGCCACGTTGAGGATTATGTTGCCTCAACAAAGGTTCTTACAGTATATCCTGCATGGGATACTGCACCAGACAATACATCTCAATATGATGTTAAGGCTTTCAAGGAGGCAGCGGTTGGCGAGTATGCTGTTGTAAAAACGGGTTTTGGTCGCGCTCGATATGTTGAGTATGTGTCTGATACAGTGATGAACGCTCATGTAGAAACGCCGTTTTTTGACACAAGTGCTATTGTATCAGGTGATTGGGAATCAGAACATGGTTACGAAGATACCTGGTCAACCACGAGAGGATGGCCAAGGTCCGCAGCGTTTCACGAAAGTAGGCTTTATTTTGGCGGTAGTAAATCGCGCCCTAATACTATTTGGGGTAGCCGTGTTATTGATTACTTTAACTTTGATACTGGTACTGGATTAGATGATGAAGGTGTTGAAGCCACAATTAATACCAATCAATTAAATGTTATCACTCATCTTAACTCTGGTCCTGATCTGCAAATATTTACAACTGGCGGCGAGTTCATTGTAGCTCAAGCAAACATTGATCCAATTACTCCATCGACTTTTTTGGTAAAACCGCAGAGCCGCATTGGTAGTAAGCCAGGTGTTCCAATAGAGGATCTTACTGGTGCAACAATATTTGTGCAGCGCCAAGGCAAATCTATCATGTCGTATCAATTCACTGATACAACAAATAGTTATACTGTAACTCCTTTATCGGTATTAAGCTCACATTTGCTTGATGATCCTGTTGATTTATCTATACGCAGAGCTTCATCTACAGATGAAACAGATCGGTTGTATGCTGTAAATACAGATGGATCGATGGTTGTTTACTCTATTTTGCAGTCTCAAAATGTTATAGCACCATCAAAATTTACTACTGATGGATCTTATATTGCTGTCGCAAATGAATTAGCAACGACATACGCTATCGTAAAAAGAACTGTAAATAGTGCTGATAATTATTATTTAGAACAGTTTGACGATAACATAACGGTAGATAGTGCTAAAACAGGCACAGCAGCCTCTAGTGTAACGATGGAGCATCTTCAAGGGGAAACAGTCCAGATTATAAGAGATGGCGTTGTAGAGGCAGCCCAGGTCGTTCCAGCATCACCCTATACAATTACCTTTGATACGGCGGCAACAACGTCATATCAGGTTGGACAGAATTTTACTGTTACCGTTAAAACATTGCCAGCAGAGCCTCAACTAGCTCAAGGCACGGTTCAAGCTAAAAAGAAACGAATTATCCAGGTTGATGCAATCGTTCACGAAACTCAGAACATGAGTATAAATGGTAAACTTGTATCTTTTAGAAACTTTGGTGAAAGTGTCTTAGATAGTTCAGTTGAAGAATTTACTGGCACAAAAACCATGCACGGTCTTTTAGGTTTTAGTGGGACTGGGCAGATTACAATTAGCCAGACTGTACCTTTAAAAATGACGGTATTGGGTCTTGAATATCATTTAAGTGTGGGGAATTAGAAATGCAGTTTGCAGCAGCAGCAGTAATGGCAGTTGGATCTATAGCGGCGGGTAGAGCGCAAAAGGCTGCGTATAATGCCCAAGCCGCACAAGCAAAAATACGAGGCAAAATGCAGGCTATAAAATATAAGCAACAAGCCGCTGATACGATGGCTCGTTTAAATCAAACTTTAGCATCGACTGTTGCTCGAGCTGCTGTCGGTCAAGATCCTACGTCTGGATCTGCTTTATCTTTGCAAAATTATGCTTTGCGTGAAGGGGCTTCTGAGATTGGTACGTCAAAAGATAATGCAATTTTATCAGTAGAAAATGCAAACTATCAGGCAGATATTTACAGACGAGCTGGTAATGCAGCCATGACTTCCGCATACATTAACGCAGCCGGATCTCTTGCAGGCGGTGTTGCAAAACAAAATCAAGTGGGTTGGCCGTCTTTAAGTATGGGTCCAAGTTCTGGTCAATTTGCTGGCGCACCCGCAGGATTTGCACCATTTTAGGTTAAAAATATGGCAAAACTTCCTCGATATGCAAAAACAGGTGTAGAGCTGGCTCCTGCTCCGCAGTTTGATTATGCAGATTTGCGTGAATCAGCCCGTGTTGGTCAATCAATTACTCAAGCTATCTCAAGGATGAGTGACTTTTTGTATCGACAAGAAGCGGCAGAAGCAGAACAGCGCGGTAAACAAGTCGTTGCTACTGAGGGCGCATCTCCTGTTTTAAAAAGATTGGCAGAAGGTGGTGGCCCAAAAAATATTGAAGAACGAAGTGCGTTTCAAACGGCTAATCGTATTGCTTCAATCGAGGTCGAAACGCAAGCACGACAAGAAATTAACCGGATTGTTTCAGATGCAGAGATAAACAACACGCCATTCACACAAGTAGATGCTCAGTTACAAGATGTTGTTGATGGATTCCCTGCGGCTTTATCAGATCTTGATCCAGAAACAGCAGGAATATTAAGGGGTCGTTTAGGTTCTTTAGCTACAAATGCAGAGCTTCGTTATAGTTCTTATTACAATAAATATCAGTTAGGTCAGGCCCAAGGCAAATTTGTTCAAACACTTAGCACCGATACTAACGATATTATTATGTTTGCTGGTGCAGAGCATGGAACGTCAGAAGGCGTTGAAGAAATGATCGGGATGACCGCTCAGAAAATGCGGGATCTGCAAATAGATGAAACAAAGATTAGTCAGTGGATAGTTAAAACCAGAACAAATGCAATTAAATCTGGAACAGTTGCAGAATTTCAACGATTAAAAACTATTGAAGAAAAAAAAGAATATTTAACAGATTTAGAAAAATCTCCTCTTCCTGCACTGGGTGTTATTGGGACAAGGCAATTAATTAAATCATTAAAAAGTGATTTAACAAATTCAGAAACCATTGCAAAAAAAGCAGCAACAGACGCAGAAAAAGACATTAAAACACAAATAACTTTATTAAAAAAAGGTGGAATCCCATCAGATACCACCATGTTAAACCTTGAATCTACTATAGGAAATCTTGGTTTTTATGGAACGGAAGCTAAGAAAAAATATGAAGATTTAGATTATCTGCGAGAACGAGCCACAGAATTTCGCAGAATGTCTCCAATGACATTACAAAATACAATTAATGAATTATCGCAAGGTATTGAGGGCAAAGGTAGTACTGGTATCGATACAGAATTAGAGACTGAAACCCTTAAATTAGCTGAAGGATTACTTAGGACTATAAATACTGAATCTCAAAAAGATTTATATTCCCTTGGTGTAAAAATGGGATTGTATGATTTTAATCCTATAGACATGAGTAGCCCAGAAAAACTTGGGGAAAGCATTATGCAGCGCCGACAACAAGTGCGAGTTGCGGCTGGTGTTTATGGGGTTCCCCCAATGTTTTTAACAAATGAAGAAGCAACAGTTATGACAAGCACATTAATGTCAAGAACAGCGGATGTTGCTACAAAATTACAACTTTTAAATTCTCTTCAACAACATTTTGCCGAAGATTCGCCAGAGGTGTTTGGTCAAATTGCGCCGAAACAACCAGAGTTGGCGCATATTGGTGGATTGGTAAGTTTAGGTTTACCTAGCACTGCTGCTGAAGCATTGGAGGGAATGAAAATAATTTCCGAAGATTATAAGATTCCTGAGTTTACTCCAACAAATACAAATTTTGCTTTTGATGATTTTGTAGGATCTGCTTTTCAAATACAAAAAAGAGCCAGGGCTACAACATTTGCAGTTGCAAAGGCAATTTACGCAAAGAGAGCTTTTGATAATAGTTTAACAGAATTTAATGCCGAAATTTGGACGCAATCAATTTCAGCAGCAATAGGGCAAAATGGAACTCGCGGTGGAATTGAAACTATTAGAGATCAGAAAACAATAATTCACCCAGATTTAACTAAAGAGGATTTAGAATATATCTTAGAAAACATTACTGTAAAACAGTTTAAAGAATTAAGCGGTCAAGATGTAAATGAAGAATTAGTTAAAAATATTAATGAAGAAGATCATTGGTATTTAACTTTAATAAACAATGGAATTTATGCAATTCATAGAGGTGTCCCAGGATCACTAGTATTTAAAAAAGCAGGAGATAAATCCGGTAATCCAATAATTATTAATGCTTTAAAGTTTTATAATCGTGAGGATTAGATCTTTTGTTTTTTGAAAAAGAATCTCCATTAAGCCTTGCACCTGGTCAAATACAATCCGAGCCGGATGCGACTTGGAAAGAAGTTATTGGTGCTGCTTATGATAAATCTTTTGGCGTTGATCGATCTACAAGCGATACAGACCTTTTAAGGAATGAATGGCAGCCTATCATAGAAGAAGTCAACGAAAGAACAGGCTCAGACTTTTATAATCCTGCTAATCATTTTGCTGGCACGTTTCGGCCATTAGCCCCTTCGTCAGAAGAGGGTCACGACATGATGATGTATAAATGGCAGAAAGATAAAGTTCTAAAGCATATAAAAGAAAATGCTGATAAATTGCCTGATTTGCAAAGCATTACCCATGAAGATTTAGTTTTCCAGGCTCAAGAGCAAGCAAAATATAATTACAATGCTTTTAATGAAGTTATGGGCCGAGCAACAGATGCAAAGAATTTGTTTGGCAGTTTGATTGGTGGGATCGGTGCAATGGGAACAGATCCCGTTGTTGTAAGTTCGATGGTCCTTCCTTTAAATCGAGCTTCAACTTTGCGCGGTACAATGTTTCGGGAGGCTCTGATAGGGGCTGGATCAGAAGCAATAATTCAACCTTCAGTTGCTAAATGGTATAAGACATTAGGTTTAAAATATACCTGGGAACAATTTGCAACAGCAGTTGCAGCGGGTGGTATTTTTGGTGCTGGTTTTCCTCTTGCTTTAAGTATCGGCGGTCAAACAGTTAGATTAACAACAGATCAAGTAAAAAAAGGATATGATGCTCTTATCAAAAGTGGAGCAACTAAAGAAACATCAAACCTTAAAACAGCAAGAGAAGCCGCAGAAGAGGCAGATGAAATAGAATCAGATAATCCTATTAGTTCATCTGAGGAGCATATTGCACGTTTAGAACAAGCAGAGCTGGCTCTTAATTCTCTTGATGTGCCTCGAATGTCAGAAACCCCAGAAGCACCAAGAAAACCAATAAAAGACGTTTATGAAACAGATAATTTAAATGGTGTTTTTAGACAGTTTAAACCCGAAGAAATTAATGTTGATGCAAAGTTATTTCAATTCAAAGAAGGTGGAGATGAGTTTGGTGTAACAGATAGATTGCAAGGTGTTACACAATGGGATCCAATTAAATCAGGAACGATAACTGTTTATGAATTTGCTGATGGGCGCAAATTTATTGCTGATGGACATCAAAGATTAGGGTTAGCAAAAAGAATAGCAGCAGCAGATCCAGCGCAAGATGTACGTTTAATTGGTTATACTTTACGAGAAGCAGACGGTATAACGCCAGAAATGGCGCGAGTTATTGCGGCAGTTAAAAATATTGCTGAAGGAACTGGAACAGCTATAGATGCCGCTAAAGTATTACGCGATGCACCAGAGCGCATTGGGGAATTACCGCCAAGATCTGCATTAGTCCGACAGGCTCAAGGATTAACATTACTATCTGATAATGCCTTTGGTATGGTAATTAATGGCGTAGTGCCAGCAAATTACGCTGCTTTAGTAGGACGATTAATACCAGATAACGAAGGATTGCAAGACAATGCTTTGTCTGTATTAGCTAAAACAGATCCAG